TGGGTAACTTCAAAGTATATTGAAATGGTACATGCTGGTGTGATACCGTTCTTACATCCATCTTATGATGAACAAGGGCATTTGCCAATACCAGATTTTTTAAGACCGAAGACTCCTGCTGAATTTAAAGAAAGGATGAATAGGTTATTAAATAATGAACAGGAGTATGAATCGGTAATTACAGGATTACGTAAACTTATATGTAAACCTGAATACTACGATGGTACATTCTTAAACAATAAAATTATGACAGCGATTGATAATGATTATGTTGCACCTAATGTAATGCAATTTGATAAGAAAGTAGCTGCAACACTTGAGGATTTTTTCGGATGAACAAAAAAGAAATAACATGGGCACCACTCATTCCGCTTATCGGTGGACAAATGCTAGGCGCAGAAAGAGCGTTTGGTAAACCACCTACAGCAATCTACTCTTATGGTGGGTTTGAAGATAACGATAGTCAATATGTAAACTACCAACAAAATACAATGGGACGCGATATTCCTTATATTAAACTTGATGAAGTAGAAAACAGTGGACTAACGCAAGTTGATGTGGTCTCTGGTACTCCACCATGTGCTGCTCTATCTCAATTAAATACAGGAACAACTACAGAGAGTAAAGGCGCAGGTTGTGCTAAGAACGAATTTATGTATATGGTCTTTCAAGATGGTATTGATAGACTTGGTGCAAAGGTAGTGATTGTTGAGAATGCTCCTGCATTGTTTACAAATAAAGGACGTCCTGTAGCAAATAGACTGTATGAAATATGTGCTGAGCGTGGGTATTCATTGTCCCTGTATAAAACCTCAACTAGGTTTCACGGAGTCCCTCAAGGACGCGACAGGACCTTTGCGATCGGCTGGAAGTCTGACTCTGCTCCTGTAATGAACTGGTATAATAAAGAACGAAAGGATTTTGCTGAATACTTACAAGAGATTCCTGTTGATGCATTACATCAAGATTTGATTATTAATAAACATGTTCCTAACGAACCTTATTACAATTTCATTAAGACAAAAACCAATCGTGATGTTCGTGAGATTATGATTGAAGAGAATGTTAAGACAACTCTGAATTACGTTTGTAAGAAAGGTTGGATGAAGGAAGCTAATGAATGGTTCCATAAAACTGGTAATGAAAAAGGAGTTAAATACTCAGATCATGCCATTATGAAGTTTGCTGATGGTAAAGGTGTATGGGATGGTTCAGTACATGTCTTCGGTGAATATATGAATGCAGTAATCGGCCGTAACATGGTTGATACAATGCATCCTAGTGAAGAAAGGTCATTAACGATTCGAGAAGCTTTACACATGATGGGATTCCCACCTAATTTTGAATTGTTGGGTGGTTTAAAGAAGATGAACCATATTGCACAGAATGTTCCTGTACCAACATCTGCTGATCTCCATAGTGAAATCGCCAAGTTCCTAACAGGTGATCTTGATATGTCAGAGTCAACTTATCTTCGACAGAACAACCATAAGCAATTAATGGAACATGACAAGAATGGTGTAGACACAACTCCAAACTTAGATGAATTCTTTGCATAAAACTATTGACAAGACTGTGAAAGTTTGTTATAATAGTATATTAAATTAAAGGTAAACATATGAGAAACGATTTAATCATCGACTTCGAAACAATGGGACAAGATGTTCATAACTGCGCTGTCATTGATGTATCTGTAATGGTATTTCAGTGGGACAAGTTTACATCTGATAATCCCTACAACTTAAGTGATGTATTCAAAGCAAAGAAATTTAAATTGAATGTGGCTGAACAAGTAAAGAATTATAATTGGGTAGTTGATAGAGGTACTCTCGACTTTTGGTCTAAACAAGATTCAGAAGTAAGAAAGAATATTGCTCCTAAAAGTTCAGACCTATCGGTTGAAGACTTTGTGAAACAGTTTACCGACTTTTTAATTGATTCTCCAAAGATTAACTATTGGTGGTCAAGATCTAATTCCTTTGACCCTGTTATTCTTGAAAGGCTTTTTAAGTCTCAAGGTAAAGTAGGTCATTTACAATCACACCTTAAACATTGGTCTGTTAGAGATACAAGAACCTTTATTGATGCAAAGTTTGATTTTGGTTTAAAGAAGAACGGATTCCCTCCTTGTGCAAACGAAGATAAGTGGGATTCAGTATTTAAAGCACACGATTCGGCATGGGACATATTGGCTGATGTATTAAGATTACAGTCAATCACTCGAGCTGAAAACGACTTGGAGCAAATTACAGTATGAAGTTAGAAGTAAAGACAGAAGAACTACAAAAACAAAGACTCTTTATTGGTACACCTATGTATGGTGGTCAGTGTACAGGACTATATACCAAATCAACTAATGATTTAAGTATGTTATGTAGTTCTCACAAAATTCCAATGAAGTACTACTTTCTATTCAACGAAAGTTTAATTCAACGAGCAAGGAACTATATCGTAGATGAATTCCTTCGTTCTGATTGTACTCATTTATTGTTTATTGATGCAGACATTGGATTTGATCCACGTGACGCGTTAGCATTACTTGCGTTACAAGTTTCAGATCCAGAAAAATACGATGTTGTATGTGGACCATATCCTAAGAAGACAATTGCTTGGGAAAAGGTAGCTGCAGCTGCTCAACATGGAGTAGGTAAAGAGAATCCTTTCGACTTAGAAAAATTTACATCAGATTTTGTTTTTAATCCAGTTGGAGATATAAAACAATTTAAACTCGCAGAACCTGTTGAAGTTGCCGAAGGCGGTACTGGGTTTATGCTAATTACAAGAGAGGCATTAGAAAAATATCGAGATGCTTATCCTGAATTGGCATATAGACCAGATCACGTTAGGACAGAACAATTTGACGGTACTCGTGATATCCACGCTTTCTTTGATTGTGTCATTGACCCAGAATCTAGAAGGTACTTATCTGAAGACTACTTCTTCTGTAGAATGGCTCGTAAAGCTGGTCTATCAGTATGGATGTGTCCTTGGATGAAAATCAACCATGTTGGTTCTTATATCTTTAAGGGTGACATGGGATCTCTCGGTCAATTAGGTGTTACGGCAACTGCAGATAATACATCTAACAGAAAGTCTTATAATCCTATTGACAAATCTAAATAAACCTGTTATAATATACAACAATAAACTAATGGAGAAACTTATATAATGAAATTTTCTAACGAAACCTTGACGGTCCTAAAAAGCTTTACCTCTATCAACAAGTCAATCTTGTTGTCAGCTGGTTCGGTTATTAAGACTATAACTCCAGAGAAAACACTGATTGCGATTGCGAATATCGGTCAAGAAATACCAGCTGATGCTTGTATTTACGACTTATCGCGCTTTCTTTCAATTTTATCTCTATATAATGACCCGGATGTGGAGTTTAATGATAAATACTTTATTATCTCGGAAGGAAAAAGACGTACCAAGTATGTCCTTGCAGATCTATCAATGATTCACACTCCACCAGAAAAGGAAATTAATATTCCTACGGCTGATGTTGTTGTGGATGTAACGGCAGATACGTTGTCTTCAGTATTGAAGGCGGCAGGGGTATTACAATTTTCGGAGATTGCGTTTGTAGGCGAAGGCGGCAAATGTTATCTGAAAGCAATCGACAGTGCAAACGATAACGCAGATGACTTTGGCGTTGAAATCGGGAACACTGACGATGAGTTTAGAGTAATCATTAAAACTGATAACTTAAAACTTATGCCGATGGATTACAAAGTTACCATTTGTTCAAAAGGTATCTCTGAATTCAAAGGTGAAGGTGTCACGTATTTTGTGGCGATAGATTCAAAGTCGACTTATAATAAAGGAGAATTATTATGAATAATGCAGTAAATGGCAACTTCGGTGGCCAACAGCAACAAGAGGAAGAGAAGGTCTCAATTAATTTGAACGACATCTCAACCGTTCTTCAGTTGATCGATGTAGTATCAACAAGAGGCGGGTTCCAAGGTCAAGAACTAGCTGGTGTAGGAATGTTAAGGAATAAGCTTGAAGCTTATCTAAGACAGAATTCACCTCAGCAACAAGGTCCCGATGGGGATACTGAAATTGCTGTAGAAGCTGGTGAACTGGCTGATAAGGTAATCGATTAATAGATTGCCGACCTTTCTCGAGAATAGGGGATCAGTTCCGACTGGTCCCCGCCCCTCAATTTTTATATTATGCACAAGGTGATCTATGCAACACAAATCAAATGAAGTTCTATGGGTAGAAAAATACCGTCCTCAAAGTATCGAAGACACTATCTTGCCCGAGACAATGAAAAATACGTTTCGCAAATTTGTAAATGACAAAAACGTACCAAACTTATTACTAACCGGTGGACCAGGAGTAGGTAAAACTACTATCGCTAAAGCTATGCTCGATGAAATGGGCTGTGACTATATCGTTAAAAATGGTTCCCTCAATGTGAATATCGACACTCTTCGCTATGAAATATCCACATACGCATCTTCAGTATCTCTTACTGGTGGTCGTAAATATGTAATTTTTGACGAGG